TCTAAATATGACAAGTCTCAAAATGATTTCCATCAAGCTGTGGAAATGCTCATTTGGGACAGGTTAGGTTTAGATGCTATCCTTGGAGAAATGTGGAAGCGCGGGCATCAGCTTACCACAGTGAAGGATTACAAGGCTGGTATTCGAACTCAGTTATGGTATCAAAGGAAATCAGGTGACGTGACAACTTTTATTGGCAACACCCTGATTATAACTGCCTGTATGGCAAGCATAACTGATTTGGACAAGTGTGTCAAAGCCGCCTTCTGCGGCGATGACTCAATTGTCCTGTTTCCGAAGGGAATGGAATACAGGTCCACTATGGAACTTGCGGCTTTACAGTGGAATTTTAATGCAAAACTGCTTGTTAAAAGGCATGGCTACTTCTGTGGCAAATTCATAGTGATGCATGAGTCTGGTTGTAAAGTGTTTCCCGATCCTTTAAAGATTATAACCAGACTGGGGAATAAAAATTTAAGGAATGAGGAACACATTGAGGAAATGCGCGTGTCTTTAATGGATTTAACGAAGAGTTATGGTAACTCTGCGTATATTCATCTTTTAGACGACGCATTCAATGAAGTGTATGCCGGGGGTGGTTCGTGTCAGTACGTTTTGAATTGTATGTGGAAGATAATAACTGACAGGAACTTGTTTAGAGATTTGTTTGTAGTAGTTGATAATGGCGGCTGCGTCAACCGAGCTGGAGGAAATAAATCAGAAGGGAGCCACCGAGGTCGCTGGATCGACGGATGCGGCAAAGAAAACACCGGACAGCACGTTGTCGGTGCCACAGGCAGTTCAAAAAACCGCGGCTACGGCGGAAATGCGGAAGGAGTTTCTAAAGCCGAACAAGTACAGAGAATGGGTGGAGAAATTGGGATTGACCGCTCCGAAGTACAAACTCATAACGTTCGACATAGCTTCGAACATGAAGGACGTTGGAGTCACCTTCTTAGATGTTTCGAAAGAAATTGGGAATGTTGAGAAGAATGGTTATAAGTACTTTTATTTGATAGGTGTGGCAATAAATGGCACTTGGTTAGTACCAGAAAAGGCCAATGTAACCGCTGTGTTTTGCTTGTTTGATACTAGGATGACCAATGTGAGTGCGGCTAAGGTAGCGGCAGTCACAGCCAAGGCTAAAAACGG